CAGCTATTGGCTTAGGTATTGGTGCTGATGTTTCTACCGAGTTAAATTATGTGCCAGAAAGAGCTGCACATTTAGCAACATCTATGATGAGCATGGGTGCAGTTGTCATTGATGACAATGGTATCTATGAAGTCTTAGATAATAATTCATAGGAGGTTGATTAATGGCTTATTCAGCAAGTGGACTTTCAAGATTAGCTGGTGATTCAAATGGTAATCTTTGGCAATATTCAACAACAGACGCTATTGGTACTGTAAATACTTCTGGTTATTTTAATAGTGCAGCTAATATGCTTAGTGTTCGTGATGTTATTATTGTAAAAGATACGAATACACCAACAACTAGTCATGTTACTGTTCTATCAAATACTGGTTCAGTTGTAGACGTATCAGATGGTACAGCTATAGCAGAAACAGATGGTGACTAATAGGGAGGGGAGGGCTTTGCCCTCCCTTTATTAAATGACATTAATACCAGTAGCGGCTGATTCACCGTTAGATATATGCAGTAGATCATTGATACTTATTGGTGCGGAACCAATAAGTTCTTTTGATGATGGATCTACAGAAGCTTTAGTATGTGTAAACTTGTATGAAGATTTAGTTCGTACATCATTAACAAATACAAGGTGGAGATTTGCAACAAATCAACAAGTATTAAATAGATTAACTAATGAACCAACTGGAAGATACGATCAAGCCTATCAGCTTCCTACAGATAGTATTATGGTTCATGCTTTAACTGTAAATGATAATAATATTGATTATCAGTTATATGGTGATAAAGCTTTTGCAAACACATCTACAGCAGATGTTGTTGTAGCAGATTATACATTTCGTGTAAGTGAAATACATTTTCCATCTTACTTTACAATAGCTGTAACATTTTCACTTGCTGTTGTTTTAGCAACGTCAATAGCAAGAGATGCTAGTCTTGCACAACTTATGACAGTAAGAGCAGATGGTGCAATGGCAAAAGCAAGAAGTTTAGATTCACAACAACAAACAACTAGGGTGCTTGAAACAACAAGGTTCTTAACTGCAAGGCGAAGCTAATGCAAACAGTAAGAATACCATTTACTAATTTTCAATTTGGTGAGATTAGTCCATCACTTATAGGTCGTACTGACATTGAAGTTTACAGTAATTCAGCACAAAAACTTACAAACTTTTTTATTCGTAATGAAGGTGGTGTTATTAAAAGACCGGGATTTAAATACAAAAGTACATTAGGAAGTGCTACTGGTGATACTGGTATGGGTAGAAGGATTATTCCTTTTATATTTAGTGATGATGAAAAGTATATAATCTCTTTAGTAGATGATGGTCAAATTCAAATTATTATTTTAGATTTTGATGGTAGTGGTAATGCTCAAGCTGGTGCTGCAAGTTTAATTCAAACAATTACTCAAGATGTTAATCTTGTAAATTTAAATACATATTTAAGTTCTACAAATATCCAAGAAATTAATTATGCACAGACTGGTGATGTAATGTTTTTAACTCATGAAACATTCCAAACGCTTAAACTTGTAAGAACTGGATTAACAACATTTGAAGTTTCTAAGTATGAGTTTGATATTCGAACAGATGGTAAGGTTAGGTTTCAACCATACTTTCCATTTCAACCACAAGGTTTTACAATGACCCCTAGTGGTAATACTGGTCAAGTAACTTTAACAGTAAAGCCAAGTGGTACTGTTGCTACATGGGCTTCTGGTCAATCTTACACTGTTGGTCAATTAGTTTTAGACTCATCAATAAATGCTATTTATAGAGTCAATACAGATCATACATCATCTGGTGCTACTCCATTATTATCAAACTCAAATGCTGTAAAATATACTGCTGTACAATACTTTGATATTACTGGTTCTAAAACTGGTGTAAATTATTTAAGTTCAAAACATGTTGATTTGATTGTAAGGTATCGTAGTCAGGAAATAAAAATAGATTCAGTACAATCTCCAACACAAGCAACTGGTACTATCTTTGATAAGTTATTTAGCAAGCTTGATATTAATGCATTGAGAACAATTAATGGTAGTGCTGTTGTTGAAGTTACTATGCCTTTACATGGTTTGAATGAAAGTGATTCAATTACAATAGAAGAAGCTGATGCAGTTGGTGGTATTGCAGTAAGTAATATAAATGGTTCAAGAACTGTACTTGCTATTGTTGATGAAAACAGATTTACATTTACTGCTGGTGGTAATGCATCAAGTTCTGCTGATGGTGGAGGTGCGCCAAAGATAATATGTAATGCAGAAACTGGTGACTTTGATGAGCAGTCTTTTTCAGCTTTGCGTGGGTTTCCAAGAGCTATTTGTTTTCACGAAGGTAGACTTTGGTTTGGTGGTAGTACATCACAACCAGATGGTTTGTTTAGTAGTAAGACAAATGACTTCTTTAATTTTGATGTAGGAACTGGTGCTGACAATGATTCAATACAAATAACTACAAGTATTGGTGAATTAAGTGCTATTAAACATTTAGTATCAAATAGAGATTTACAAGTATTTACTGAAAGCTCTGAGTTTATTATACCAGCATTCCAGAATACACCAGTTACACCTACAAATGCACAAATACGTAGACAGACTCCATATGGAGCAAGTCATGTAAGACCTGTAGTTTTTGACGGTGCAACTATATATCTTCAAAGATCTGGTACAGTTTTAAGAGAGTTTATCTTTTCAGATAAAGAAGCTG